GGCTTAAAATTTGGACTGCTAGAAGCAAAGCAGTTTTTATCTCCAAGAAAATGGCTGTGCGTATGTGATTGTGGTAATGAAATTGAGGTTTTCACTGATAATCTAACCAGAAATCACACGAAAAGTTGTGGGTGTAATAAAGCGAGGTTCGTGACGGATTCCAAGTTAAGACACGGAAAAGCTGATGGAAACAACAAAGTTTATACTGCCTGGTGCAATATGAGAGATAGATGCTCAAATAGTAACCGAAAAGACTACATTAATTATGGCGGAAGAGGTATTTCAGTTTGTGAGCGATGGTTAATTTTCGAAAATTTCTACGAAGACATGGGCGAGCCACCTACCAAGAAACACACAATCGAAAGAATCGATGTAAATGGCAATTACGAGCCTAAGAATTGTAAGTGGGCAACGTCAAGTGTTCAAAGAAATAATCAAAGACGATCAAAGAAATATGAGTTTCAAGGAGAATCGCACAGCTTAATTGAGTGGTGCAATATTAAAAACATGCCTTATGCAAGGTTAGCGCAAAGAGTTGAAAAACTTGGATGGGACTTTGAAAAGGCTATAACTGTAAAAGACGGAAGGAGAAATAATAAAAATGAGAATATTATCAAGAAAGAAACTTGAATTCAGAACAGACGATAAAGGTTCAACCATAACGGTTGAGCCTTTAGTTTTCTCCGAAGCTCCTGAGAGCATTAAGAATGATCCGCTTTTTGGGTGGGCTCTTTCGGATGGCTCGATTGAAGTAATTGAAACAGTAGCTCAGCAAAAGAAGCTTGAAAATGAGCCTTTAGCTCCTACGGCACCAGAGAATGAAAAAACTTCAATCGTTCCGGAAACTGGCTCAGTTATTCCAGAAATCGAACCGATCGTTCCAGAAAACACAGATAAAACCTCAAAAAAGAAATGAGGTGAGGCTAAATGTCTATAATAGATGACGCCTCAAATTTAAGAACAGGTCAAAATCCGGCATATGTTTTGTCGGATTTTGTTGCTGTGTATCCTCAATTCGGAACGCCTCAAGGAGGAAGTCCAGTTGTACCGACTGTGATACTTAACAGCTTCATAGCACTTGCCCACGCAAGCATAAAAGAAGCGCGCTGGCATGATATGTGGTCAATTGCCATGGGTTTTTTTGTTGCCCACTTTGCCACGTTATGGTTGCAAGGAACAACGAGTCCGACAAGTGGAGCGAATGCAGTTTTAGCAGCAGGGCAGGCAAAAGGCTTGAATGTTTCTGAGAGTGTGGGTGATGTCTCAGTATCCACGGATTATAATGCCATAGGTCAAGACCTTGATGGTTGGGCGCAATGGAAGTTGACACTGTACGGTCAGCAATTGGCGAGTTTTGGTAAGTTGATGGGTAAAGGTAACATGTATGTATATTAAGGCGGTGGTAATGTGTTCGATGCGTTTGCAAATGTAGTATCTTCAATAGACCGATTTCAAGATATCCAAAGGTCTTTGCAGGAATTGGCTAAAAGAGATGTTTTAATTGGTATTCCGCAAGAGGAGAGTAGCCGTCCGACAAAAGCAGGAGAGTCGCCAAGCAAAATCACAAATGCCGAACTTGCTTATATCCACACTCACGGAGTTAGAAACGTTGCTATGAGACAGGAAATGCAGGAAACAATGGGTGGAGGCAAAACGTATAGTGAAGCTCACCAAATGTATGTGCATTCGCATGGCTCCCCATTAATGAATGTACCTGCTAGACCGATTATTGAACCTGCAATTGAAGCACACCGACAAGAACTAGCCGATTTACTAAAAAGCGCTTTAATGAATGCTCTCGACGGCAGATCATTTGAGCAAAAGTTAAAACAGGCAGGCATGAAAGGTCAAAGTGTAACTCGAGCATGGTTTACTGACCCGAGGAATGGATGGGCGCCTAACTCTCCTATCACTATAAAATTGAAAAGCAAAAAAGGCAGAGGTATAAAAGATAGACCTCTTATTGACGAAGGAGAGCTACGAAAGTCTATTACTTATGTCGTAAGAGATAAGGAGTGAATACATGATTAACGTAGGAAGGGTTGTCCTAAGTTCAAATTTTAAGCAGCCTTTTATTATTCATCGGAAAACTGGTATTTGGGATAAAGGCAGATTTACGCAAACAGAACTTTCATCTATTGACGTAGAAGGCGTTGTAAATGTCGCAAATCCTAAAGAACTTATGCAACTCCCGGAAGGTGACCGAATAGCGGGGACAATGGCTTTTTATTGCCCTCAAAAATTGTATGTTACCCATGCTTATAATGCAGAAGATACAAATACTCATGGAACGTCTGATGAACTTGAGTGGAAAGGCGTTAGATATAAGATAACAAATGTATTTGATTACGAATTACAAGGGTACTTCAAAGCCTTTGCGGTTTACATGGAGGGGGCTTGATTGTTGTGGCTGATAATGTTTTAACTTTAGTGGGAATTGAAAATCTTTTTCAAAGTATTACAATGCGAATTCTTGGGATTCCTGAAAAAGACATTAACAACGTAACAATCAACCAAGATAAGGTTAGAATTTCGTGGCCAACATCTGGCGCTCCATCTTTTAAAATAGGTGATGACATTACGTTTATTCAGGTACTTCCCACGGATGATCCAATAATACAACAACGGGATGTAGTCCATTCCGCTATCGAAAATGATAATAACAATTCAAATCGGACTGTAGTTTACACACGAAATCATTTAATTCAGTGGGTAATTTACGGACCAAATTCCTTTGAAAATGCTGACAATCTTCGGAATGGTATCTATCAGCCAGAAATAACAGAATCTTTGCTACTCAATAATCTTGCTTTAATAACAACAGTTCCTGCACCTAGAAGAGTTCCAGAGCTTTTTAATGGGCAATGGTGGGAGCGTTGTGATTTACAAGCTTCTTTTAACGAAGAAGTTACAAGAAGAGGAACTATACCCAATATTACTCAAGTTATAATGGGTGATGAAATAATTATACAGAAAGGATAGGTGACATATGCCAACTTTATCATTAAACGATATAATCAATGTAACGTTAACCGTTTCACCTGTAGCCATTATTCGGGCAGGATACAACCTTGGACTTATAATTGGAAAATCAACAATAATTTCTGCTGTAACAAGGGTTAAAACTTATGCAAGTTTAGCAGAAATGATAGCTGATGGATGGACAGGTTCCGAAGTCGAATATTTAGCCGCACAAGCTTATTTCGCCCAAAACCCTAGGCCTCAAAAGATAGCTATTGGAAGGTGGGACGGTACAGGTGCAGAAACAGCGTTACAAGCTATCACGGCATGCAGAGCAGCCAACACAGATTGGTATGCAGCTATGTTTGCTAGTGCAATTGTTAAAGCTGATATTACTGCGATTGCTGCTTACATTGAATCGGCTATTCCGGTATCAGCTTTTTTCTTTACTACTGCTGATGCTGATGTACCGCTTGGAACCGCAGGAAATGTATTTTTAACCCTCAAGGCCTCTGCCTATCGGCGTACTACTGGCATGTATAGTGCAACCGCAAACAACATAGCATCGGTGCTTGGATATGCGATGGGAGCAATGACGGAGCTACAAAACAGTGCTTATACATTAGCAAATAAAGCTTTTGCAAGCATGGCGGTTGATGCTCTTACAACGACTCAGATAACAAACATCTTGAATGCTTACGGAAATGTATATGTAAATCGTGGAAGTACTTACAATGTGTATCAAAATGGGTATATGGCAAGCGGAACAGCATTTGACGAAGTAATAAATCTAGACGTACTTACAAATGATATACAAACAAACGTCATGACATTATTGCAAAGTGCAACAAAAATACCTCAGACAGAAGGTGGCGTTACTTCGATTGTCAATGCTATTACAACAGCTTGCGAAAACGCAGTATCAAGAAATATACTTGCTCCGGGAATATGGACAGGTGCACCCGTATTAAATGTATCAACCGGAGATTTCCTTAGCAAAGGATATCTTATCATGGCTGATACTATCGCAAATCAATCTGCTAATGACAGAGCTGCAAGGAAATCACCACCGATATATGTTTTGGTCAAGATGGCCGGTGCGGTTCAAAGTGTAGTTATTAATGTTAACGTTAACCAATAGGAGGAGTGAAGATGAATACTTATAGCTTCCAAGATGTGAATATCACCCTCTCTCATAGTTTGGCAGGTCAATATATTGCCAACGGGGAGGGGGTCGGAAGTATTGGCTTTAATATGACAACTGACCGTACGGCTCATGACGTGGGGGCAGACGGTAAAGTAATGGTATCGAAGATAAAAGCAAAAAACGGTACCGCAATATTGGCAATACAGCAAACCTCTCCTCTGAATAAATGGCTACTTAAGCTGTTTAATACTCTTTCATCAGATTCTACCTCGCCTCAAGCATGGGCGGGTATTAAAATTGTTATGCGGGCTCCTAACATGGGGGATTTGATTACAGCAACAGGGGTATCTTTTCAGAAGCAAGCTGACAGAGGGTATAAGGCACAAGGAGAGCAAGTTACTTGGAATTTGATGTGCGCCGAAATACAGCAAGATGTAATATAAGAATAGGATGGTGAGTTATGAGTGATTATAAAGACGTAGAAATAAAAGGACGTAAATGGCGAATCCTTAAAGTGGATGCTTTCACAGGAAGTATTATTGCTTTTAAAATACTTCCAATTATGACCGCTTTTTTAGGTGATAGTAAGCTTGACATTAAGCTTGATACAAAAGTTGAGGATTTGAATAGTAATTTGGGCTTTGGTACTATCCTTCAAGGACTAACAAAGTTATCAGTAGATGACTTTCGATTTATTCAAAAAGCCTGTTTAAAGGTTATTTCTGAGAATGTCGGAATTAATTTTATTCCGGTTCTGAACCCCAATGATACTTTTGGGGCGATTGGTCTTGAAAATGACACGGCTACCGTTTTAAGCTTAACCGTACATGCTTTTATATTTAATATACAATCTTTTTTAGCAGGAAGCCCGTTGGACTCGCTAATTCCAGAAATGAAATAATCTTCGCTCCCGCTGAATTCGTAAATGTAAATGCTTTTCTATTTGCTCCCGTGATACACGGTTTTTGGACGCACAGGGACATTGTAGAAAAAGTATTTACATTAGACGATTTAATGGATATCCATGAGGTTATTGCAGTAAAAATGGAGAATGAAAAACGGGCACGAGAATCAGAAGAAGTGCAAGGGAGTGATTAGACATGGGCAACGGAGAAACTATAAGAGATTACCTTATTTCACTTGGATTTAGAGTAGATACAAATTCCCTTCAACAGGCCAACAATGCCATGAATACCATGGAAAGCCTTGTAAGGCGTTTTGCAAGTACGTCTGTCACTCGCTTTGCAGTTGCAGGAACCGCTGTAGTTGCTTTTGTGGCTGCCGTGATTGTAAGTATTAAAAAATTGACTAGTGATTTAGCACAGAATGACCTTGAAATGGAAAAATGGTCAAGAGCAATGTTTACCACTAAAGATAACGCATATGCTCTTAATGACTCTATTAAGGCTATGGGCGTAAGTATGCAAGATTTATACTTGTCGCCTGAATTGCTAGACAACTTCAACAAGCTTCGACAACAGTCTTTTCAGATGATGCCTCCAGAAGAGTTCGAAAAGCAAATGAAGTTTGTTCGGTCTATTGCGTTTGAGTGGCAGAGATTTACACTAGAAGTAACTTACGCTTTGCGTTGGGTAGGATATTATTTATTTAAGTATCTGGAAAAGCCGTTATCGGACATGAAACTAAGTTTTAAAGGATTCAATGACATATTTATCAAGGAAATGCCGAAGTGGACAAAGACAATCGCCCAGGTGTTAAGCTGGTTTGTGAGATTAGGCAGTTCGATTGTAACGGTTGGGAAAACAATATGGAACATATTTAAAGAGATACCTAAGTCATTACTTATTGCAGGAGGAGCGGTAAAGGGTTTTTTCATGCTTCTCAAAACCGGTCCTATTGGATGGATAATTGCAGGATTGACAACGTTATTATTGTTAATTGACGATTTTCAGACTTATAACCGTGGCGGTAAATCAGCATTTCAAGGTTTGTGGGAAGGTCTTGAAGATAACGGTGTGTTTAAAGGAGTTACGGACCTAAAAGATTCTTTTATGGATCTATTAAAATCTGTCGGCAATATTATTGATAAAGTATGGGAATTAATTAAAACATTAACGGGAACAACAAGCTTTAAAGAATTTGCGGATTTATTAGAAAATAGAATATCTCATGTTTTAGAAGGCATTGCAAAATGGATACAGACAATAACCGACTTGCTTAATGGTGATTTTAAAAAAGCCTTGGAAGATGCTCAAGGGTATTACAGAGAAATGTTTCAAAATGGACAGGAATGGGATTATGACCAGATATTAGAGAATCAGTGGGGGGCTCTTAAATCCTCTGGTGAAATTATAACAAACCCCTCTAAATGGTGGGAGGACGTCAAGAAAAGCTGGAATGACCTCATAAACGGTAATGTGCCGCTAGTCAATCCACAAGCGTCGCTTAATAGTATGAATAACGCTGCATATGTTACACCTCAAACTTACCGCGGTAGCGTAAACACCAATCAAACTAACAATTTTAACATACATGGTGGAGGCGAACCAGGAGCAGTAGCAATGGCGGTAAGCCGTCAAATACCGACCAACATAATGGTTCATAATAACAGGAGAGTGATTGTATAATGCCGGAGATTAAAGACTTGATCATGGTCAAAACTAATATCGGCTCGTATTTTTTTGATGCGTTTTTAAGGTTAGACCACACATCTAAGCTTACTATCACTCAACATCCTGTGCAAACAGGGGCAAACATATCAGATCATGCCTTTCTCGAGCCAAAAGAATTAACAATTGAAGTTGGGATGACAGATGTTGCTCAGGATATTATACCTGGACAATTTGCTGGTAGTTGGTCAAGGTCAGTAAAAGCATATGAGATTTTGAAAGACCTGCAAGCTGCAAGAATACCTTTGCAGGTCTTAACAAGACTTGGGCTATATAAAAATATGCTTATCGAAACTATATCAGCTCCAGACGACTATAGGACGCTTTACGGGCTAAAAGCAACAATAACAATGAGAGAGGTTCTTGTCGCAACAGTGCAGACGGTTAAAACAAGCGCAAAACCACATATAACAAACTCAACAAATAGAGGTGAAGTTCAGCCGGTTGAGACAGATGAAAGTATGCTTTATCAACAAACAGGAAGAATATTTTAATAAGGAGTTGATTATTGATGGCCTACAAAATACCTCTTACAGCAGACCCCGACCAGAACTTCAAATGCACTGTTCCTATCAATAATCTTAATATATCGTTATTCTTTCGACTTAAATATAACACCGTTGCTGATTACTGGATGATTTCTGTAAGCGACTCAAAAAGAAATACTATGCTTGATAATATTCCTCTTGTAACTGGTGTTAACATATTGGACCAGTTTAGTTATTTGGGAATAGGAAGTGCAATGATAATCAATACGGGTAATAATTCAAGTGATAGTCCGACAGATTCTAATATTTCTGATTTTACTTTGGTTTGGGGTGATACGATTGGCTAACAGCAAACAATTAGCAATATCCGAAGCGGTACGTCAAGGTGCTGATACTAATATTGTCTTAGCGACGATAGAAGCAGAAACAGGTTTTACTAATATGATGGGCGATAATGGTAAGGCTTACGGGTACGGTCAGGTTTGGTACATGTGGTGGTCAAATAATTTTGATTATGCTGCTAGTGTCTTAAAATTACAACTCCCAACAGATACAGATGATTTAGCAACATTTGTATTAAATAATGATGCCTTTAGCATGATTTTAGCAGTTAAAACGATAAAAGATATCTGGTTGTCAAAAAATAAAAACTGGCATGAGTTTACGTTGGCTTATGTAGGCAACGGCATCCCTCAAAGTGATTATAATCGACGCTTGGCTATCTGGAATAAGTACAACAATAATAGCGTTGTGAGTAACTATTCGTCAACTGCGCAAAATGGGAATTCTGGCTCAGTGGGTGGCTTAGTGAGTCCTTATGATGATAAGGTATTTGAACCTACAAATTTTCAGATTGTTAAGAACAGTTTGACGAACGGCAATATCCTGTGGGGTCGTAAATACAGGGTACTTGTGAATAATGCGCATGGTGTTGCCCTGGATGTTTCTCAATTAAGATGTACATTCAAAGTTAATAAAAATATTCAGATGCAGCCTAATTTATCAGAAATCACAATATATAATCTCAACGTGAATACTGAAAACACTATTATTCAGGAAGGTAACGAGATTATACTAGAGGCTGGGTATGAGGGGGAAAATCAATACGGAATGATATTTCGAGGGCAGATAATACAACCTATACGAGATAAGGAAGACAATGTAACTTATCGTCTTAAATTAACTTCTCTTGATGGAGATGCGTTTTTAAACTACGCCATTGTTGGAGATACCTATATCAGGGGACAAACCAAAAGGGATATGATAGAAAACCTTACAAGTAGAGCAACAATATCATCAGAACTCGGCAGCATATCAGAAAACTTAAGTAATCAGCAGCTTACAAGAGGTAAAGTTGTATTCGGTCTAGCCAGAGATTACTTAAGGCAGATAGCTCAGTTTGAACAGGCTAGTTTTTACGTAGAAGATGGGAAAGCACATATTGTAAAGATGGACGACATACCGAACGGTGAAACTATTGAATTGTCTCCAGCTTCAGGATTGATAGGCACACCTGTTCAAGCCGAATACGGAGTGCAGTTTAAGTCTTTACTCAATCCTAGAATAAAAATAGGCACGTTAGTCCACATAGATAATAGTCTTGTAAGAGAAGCACAATTTACGCCAAATTTAAGCTTGATTGGACAACAAGCAACTCTGCCGAATAATCCTTTTAGGCAACTTGACAGTGACGGCATATATAAAGTAATAAGCCTTGACCACATAGGCGACACAAGAGGTGATCCGTGGTATACGGAGTGTAATACAGTTTGCCAACAAGGCAAAATACCACAACTAATAAATAATCCCACGGCTAATCCGTTTGGATAGTATAGAAATTATTTCCATTGTGTGATATAGTATCCTTAAAAAAGGGGATATGCGAAATGAAATATTGTAAATATTGTCAAAGATATGTTCAGGGAAGTGATAAAAAGTTTAGTTGGGGTTTATTTTTCTTCTTGTTAATTTGTTTATTTCCGGTAGCATTTATATACATGGCATTTAACTTATTATTTCGGTCATATAAACGCAATATATGCCCTATCTGTAACGCTAAATTATAAAGTTCAAAATTAAAATAGGGAGCCGAGAGGCTCTTTTTTATTGCTTAAAAGGAGGAGGTGACTTATGTCTGTTAATATCGCTGAAAGAATCGGCAGCGAAGACGAGTTGTACAGGCGCATGGGTGATAACTGGAAGAATAATTTGCGGGTATGTATTCCTGGTATAATTCAATCTTTTAATGCTGATACACAGACGGTAACAGTTAAGCCAGCAATCAGAGAAAAAGTCATTAACGCAGATTTAACAGAGTCATGGGTTGAACTCCCTCTTCTTGTTGATGTACCAATAGTATTGCCCCGTGCCGGAAACTTTATTCTGACAATGCCGATTACTGCGGGTGATGAGTGCCTTGTTATCTTCGGGGATGTGTGTATTGATGCTTGGTATAGCCTAGGCAAAATTCAGAATCAGATCGACAAAAGACGACACGACCTTTCAGATGGATTTGCTCTCTTAGGATGTTGGAGTCAACCAAATGTTATCCCCAATTACTCCACAAATAGCGTACAACTGAGAAATGAAGCAGGCACATCTTATATAGAATTAAAAGATGCGCAGATAAATTTGGTAGCAGCAAGCGTTAAAATTAACAATAAAGAATTTTCTACCCATACCCATAGCGCCCCTAGTGGCGGTGGAACTACAAGCGGGGTGTTATAATGCGATATCGAAACCAAATAGATGATTATTCTTTCGGAAAAAATGAACAGGATTTTTTAACGGGTACCGCAGCGGTTAGTCAAGCAATAAAAACTCAATTACTCTTATTACTAGGAGAATGGTGGGAAGATACAGAGGACGGATTGCCCTTATTCGAAAATATCCTTGGGCAACCTGGAACACCTCAAAACGTTCAATCAATAGATTTGCTGATAAAGGATAGAATTTCAAATACGCTAGGTGTTATAAGTGTATCAGATTTTCAAAGCACATATCAAAACAGACAATATTCATTGAGTTGCACGGTATCAACTCAATATGGGGACGCAACAGTATCAATAACTTTCTAAAAAGAGAGGTGGTTCATAAGTGGCATATTTTTCGCCGTATGTAGATTCTTCAGGATTGCATATTCCTACATATTCGGATATAAGAGATCAGCTCATCGCAGATGCAAAAAGCATATTTGGAAGTGACATATACTTAGAGTCTGATTCAATGGACTACCAGTGGATTTCTAGTGTCGCTGCTAAGATTTACGATGCTCATCAACTTATGGCGATGGTGTACAACAACAGAAGCCCATCAGGAGCGATCGGTACTGGTCTGGATAGCATAGTAAAATTAAACGGTATCAAGAGGAAATCCGGGGCATTCTCAACTGTGATTGTAACAATCACCGGGACACCTAACACCATAATAACAAATGGCGTTGTTGCAGATTCAAGCAATGTAAAGTGGAGTCTGCCCTTGACAGTTACAATTCCGATTGGTGGAACAACAAATGTCACGGCTATTTGCCAAACCGCAGGAGTTATAACCGCACTTGCCAATACGATTACAACAATTGTAACACCAACTTATGGATGGTCTACTGTAAATAATGCGTCAGCTGCTACCGTGGGAGCTGCTATTGAAACAGATGCGGAACTAAGAGCGAGACAGACCGTTAGTGTTTCATTGCCAAGCAGGACAAGACTGGAGGCAACAAAGGGTGTAATTGCTGCTGTATCAGGCGTAACAAGATTTATTGTGTATGAAAATCCGACAAGTTCAGCTGATTCAAACGGCATAACAGCGCACAGCATTTGCGCTGTTGTCGAGGGGGGAACGGATTTGGCAGTTGCGACAGCAATTTTCGATAATAAGGGTCCAGGATGTGGAACTTATGGCTCGACTACGCAAGCCGTTTTTGATGCTTATGGTCAATCTACAGATATTAAGCTATCTCGACCTTCTTATAAGGATGTTGATATAGCAATTACTGTTAAAGCTCTTACAGGATATTCGACTGCAATTACAGCACAGATTAAAAGTAATTTAGCAGCATATCTTAATAGCTTGCGAATTGGGGATGATATTTCTGTCTCGAGTCTATGGGGAGCTGCACTGACAGCAATGCCTGATTTACGAATACCGATGTTCTCAATCACAGCACTAACAACCGCATTCCACGGAGGTGGTTTAGGTACAACCGATCTAGTAGTTGCTTTTAATGAGGTGGCTAGAGGCAATGTATCTAATATCGATGTAACGGTCGTATAGGAGGCATTATGGCAAATGATACATATTTAAAGCTTATTACGAGTCAATACCAAAACAAAACAAAATTTATGTCCTGGCTTACGGAAAACCTAAATAAGATAGATGGCTGTTATGTAGCAACACAAGAACTAGACAGTAATTTCGATGTTGATAGTGCGAACGGTATACAATTGGATGTATTAGGATTAGTTGTAGGAGTGGATAGACTATTGCCTTTCGAACCCTCTGACGGTTCTAGCCCTTTACTAGACGATGCTACATATAGAATTTTGATTAAGGCCAAAATTGCACAAAATCATTGGGATGGAACTATCCCTGAACTTTATAATATTTGGAATCTTTCTTTTCCATCCATACCAATTAAGATCCAAGATAATCAAGACATGACCTTCACGGTATTATTCGTTAGTCAAAGTTATACAGCGTTACAAAGAGAACTAATTTCCAGCGGTTATATTATGCCTAAGCCAGAAGGGGTGGGCGTAACATATAACTTTAATGGCACGTTTAGTTTTGCAAGTGATAGCGCATCAGAGTCGGACGCTTCGGCAGGATTTGCAGATATAGCAGAAACAACAGGTGGTTATTTAGGCGCAGTAGGTTAAAAAGGAGGGATTTGATGTCTTTATTTAGTGAAGGATTGCCCCAATGGGATAACGCAGGAACTGATCCTGGTGGCACAAAGAAAACAAATGGATGGGGTGTAAACGAAAAACCCCCCGCGGCATGGTTTAATTGGTTATTTCACAGAGGATATAAATGTTTGCAGGAGATGCAGACAGTAGTAGACGCTCTTGGAGTCAGTTTGCAAGCAGCAAATGTCATATCGTATGGCGCATCGGCCACTGGCAATGATGGTTATGTTATCACACCTACCCCCGCTATTGTTGCATACGCAGCAGGGATGGTAACGGAGCTAACCGTAGACGTCGGGAATACAGGTGCAGCCACTGTTAATGTAAGCGGAAAAGGTGTAAAGAACATTAAAAAACTTACGGCAGCAGGGAAAGTTGATATTGTTACTGGCGATATTATTGCTGGAGGTACATACACGCTAGTATATGATGGCACTGACCAAATTTTAGTTAATCCTAATGCTGTCAATACCAGCCTTTTCTTAGCTCCGGGTGACATGTCTTATGCTAGTGCGCCGAATACAATAGTAAGGTTTCCTGTTGGGTCAGAAGGGCAGGTAATTACTTCTGTTGGTGGTGTTCCTGCTTGGGTGGGTGGATTTGCAAAGTCAACAACAGGTTCCTATGTTGGAAATGACCCCACCGCTGGTTCTACTGACAGGGAAATAAATATTGGATTTCCAGCTAAGCTTGTATTGATTAGTTATTATTATGAATCTGGTGGGTATAAGACGGTTACTATAGGATTTGCAAGTTTGGGAGGTGGAGGTGGAATATACGGCGCTAAAACTTACAACAGCTATGTTGAGACAAATGATATCAATAGTTTGAGACCAAAGATGTCTAGTAATGGATTTACAGTGGCAGGTGGGTTCATAGGAGGCTTAAATAGGTCTGGAACAGTATATACTTATGTTGCTATAGGTTAAAGG